CTGGCGAAGACCGGCGACGGCAAGAAGTACCAACTCGTCACGGAGTACGGGCTGGTGTCCCGCAACGAAGCGGCCTCTGGCAAGGTCGTTTCCTGCGCTTAACCGGGAGGCCCCTTCGGGGGCCTTTCTTCAATGGCATTCGAGCACTTTAGCTATGACCCGATCACAGGGGTCACGACGCTTTTCGACTACGACGAGGAAAAAGACCTCGTTGTCTTCCGTCGAGAAGAGGACGTTTCAGGAATCCTGAAAGTAGCAGCGGAGACCCGCGCAAACGGGCCTTCCAGCTACATCGGGCAGGGCGATGAGAAGTGGTTTCCCCAAGCCATCATCCCGTCCACCGTCATGGCGGAGCTATTGAAGAAGGGCGTTGATGTAGCGAGCATGGAAGGTCGAGACGCGACCAAGGTTGCTCGGGAAATTGAACTCCACTATCCAGCCCTGAAACTCACGGAGAAGAAGATTTGGCGGCAGACCTGAACGAAGCGCGAGAACTCGCGGAGTCCGGCAAGTATCCGGATGCGTGGCGCATCCTGTCGCCGCATCTGTCGGAAGAGCCGAACGACCCGAAGGGTTTGTTGCTCGCATCGTTCATGCTGGAGAAGCAAGGCAACCCTGCATTGGCCTATCAGGTCTGCAAGCAGATCACGGCGGCGCACCCGTCCAATCCTGTGGGGTGGATCAACCTCGGGAAGTGCTGCGATACCCTGTGGCGGATGGCCGAGGCTGAGGCGTGCTATGCCCGAGCACTGACCCAACTCAAAGCCGGGGACGACGACACGCGGCTGACGATCTACACGAACCTGGCCGCGGTCCATCTCCAGATGGGAGATTTCGACAAGGCGCGCCAGTTCAGCGAAAAGGCGCTCAAGATCGACCCCGAGCACCTCAAGTCACGTCACAACATGGGGCTTTGCCTCTTGGCCTCGGGAGAGTGGAAAGAAGGATGGCGGCTGTACGAGGCTTCCGTCGGGTCTCCGCAGCGTATTGCGTGGAACTACGGGGGCGAGCCGACTTGGCATGGCGAACCCGGTGGATCGGTCGTTATCTTCGGAGAACAGGGCATCGGCGACGAAGTATGCGCCGCTTCGATGATCCCAGATGCGATCAAGCGTGCCGGGAAAGTCATCATCGACTGCGACGCTCGGCTGGCTAACCTGTTCCAACGGTCATTCCCCGAGGCGAAGGTCTACGGCACCCGCAGCGCCAAGGTTCTGAACTGGGCCGAGGAAGACCAGAAGGTCGATTACTCCATCGCTGCCATGCAAGTGGGGGCACTGTTCCGCCAGAAGGCGGAAGACTTCCCCGGCACTCCGTTCCTCAAAGCAGACCCCGAGCGCGTGCTCATGTGGAAGGCGCTGTGGAAGGACAAGGGTAAACCCGTAATCGGCATCGCGTGGACCGGGGGGCTGAAGGAAACCGCCGCGATGTATCGGAGGTGGAGCCACGAGGAAATGGCGCAGATCATGCGCACCATCCCGGCAAAGTGGGTCAGCCTCCAATACAAGGACGCCGCTCAGGAAATCACCGAGTTTCGGGCCAAGTACCCGGATATTGACTTGGTGCAGTATCCGCAAGCAACCATTGCAAGAGACTATGACGAGACGGCTGCGCTGTTTGCCTCGCTTGACGCTGTAGTGGCGATGCAGAGCACGGCCGTTCACGTGGCCGGCGCTCTGGGTGTTCCTTGTGCTGCCGGCATCCCCAAAACATCCCAATGGCGCTACGGGGCCTCCGGGGATTCGCTCCCTTGGTACTCCTGCGTCAAGCTGTTCCGGCAAAAGAAGCTCGGGCAGTGGGAACTCGACGGCATCAAGCAATGGTTGAGACAATCCCTGTTTTCGTAGGCTTCGACCCCCGTGAGGCAGTGGCGTATCACGTCTGCTGCCAATCCATCATCGAGCGGGCATCGGTGCCCGTGTCATTCCACCCTCTGCATTTGGGGATGCTCCGCCAGTACGAGGAGACCCATACAGACGGGTCAAACGCCTTCATCTACTCGCGGTTTCTCATCCCTTGGATGATGGGGTTTTCTGGGCACGCGATCTTTGTGGATGGCGACATGATCGTAAAGGCAGACATCGCCGAACTCTGGGCCGAGCGCGACCTTTACTCTGCTGTGAAGGTCGTCAAGCACGACTACAAGACCAAGCACCCGACCAAGTATCTCGGGGCCAAGAACGAGGACTATCCCCGCAAGAACTGGTCAAGCGTCATGCTGTGGGCCTGCGGGAACGCCAGAAACCGGGTTTTGACGCCCTCCTACGTCGAGAAAGCCAAAGGCTCTCACCTGCACCGGTTCGAATGGCTGGAGGATGACCGCATCGGGGAACTCCCGCGCGAGTGGAACCACCTCGTCTTAGAATACCCGGACGCTGAAGCAAAGCTCAATCACTACACCGTTGGAACCCCGTGCTTCCCGGAGTATTCCGAGGCTGAAAGGTCTTCCGAGTGGTGGGCAGAGTATCGAAAGGCAATAGCCCCGTGCTGATCAGCCCTGAATACCGCGAACAGCAGCGGCATATGCACGAGACGACCCTCTACGGGGTCGCCTCCGCAGAGTACGCACCCATGGTGGCGAAGGTCATCGACTCGCACGGCGTCAAGACGCTTCTGGACTACGGGGCTGGCTCCAGGCTCACGCTGATCCGAACGATCAACGAGAAACGGCTGGCGAAGTCGGCGTTCAACTACATCCCGTATGAGCCCGCCATTCCTCAGTACGCAAAGGCCCCTGAGCCAGCGGAGATGGTGGCCTGCATCGATGTCCTTGAGCACATTGAGCCAGAGTGCCTGTTCGAGGTGCTTGATGACTTGAAGCGCCTCACGCTCCGTGTCGGGCTATTCACTGTCTCCTGCGTCCCGGCCGGGAAAACACTCCCCGACGGCAGGAATGCGCACCTGATCCAAGAGCCTCCCGAGTGGTGGCTCCCGAAGATCACGGACCGCTTCTGCCTCCAGTCATTCCAACGCACGCCGGGCGGTTTCGTCGTGCTCGTTTCGCCAAGTGAGCTATGAGCATCACCACCTATGGGGAACTGAAAACGGCGGTAGCGAGCTACCTGAACCGCGCCGACCTGACTTCGTACATCCCGGACTTCATCACGCTCGGGATGCAGCGCATCAACTACGGCGCGGACATGCCCTACCCGTCGCAGCCGTTGCGCATCCCGGCGATGCAGGAGCAGGCTACGGGCACCATCTCCGCAGGCTCCATCGCGTTCCCGACCGGTTTTCTGGAGCCCATCCGCGTCGCTGTATCGAGTAACGGGGCCTCGTGGAGCCTAGGCTACATTCCGCCGGAGCGGTTCTCGGAAGTGGCTAACAGCACAGCCCTTCCGGTGGAGTACACCTACCTTGACAACGCGATCAAGGTGCCCGGCTCAGCTTCGTCCTATACGCTGGACTACTACAAGGCGTTAACGGCGTTCAGTGCTGACGCTGACACGAATTGGCTGCTGACCAATGCCCCCGGTGTTCTGCTCTATGCCGCCCTGATGGAAAGCGCCCCGTTCCTCGGGGCTGACGAGCGCATCAATGGTTGGTTCGGGATGCTCAAGTCCGCGATTTCAGGCCTGAACCGCTCAACGATGCGGCAGGGCGGCGGCTCTCTACAGGTGCGGGTGGTGAAGTGACCCCGCTTCGTGGCTTCGCCCCCGACCTCCCGACGACGACAGAGGGGGTCATTGTCGATTGCGTGCAGTGGATTCCCTACGAGTCAGGGATGCGCGCGGCCGAGTCCGCCACGAGCTATGCCGACGCTTTGGCCGCCGAGTGCCTTGGGGCCGAAACGCTGACGAAGCTCGACGCCACCCGCCGGGTGTTCGCGGGAACCGCATCGAAGCTCTATGAGCTATCCGGCACCAGTTGGACCGATGTCTCCGCTGGGGGCGGAACCTACACCCTCGGGGCGACTTCGCGCTGGTGCTTCGCGCAGTTCGGGGATACATCGCTAGCCGCCACGATTGACGAGGTGATTCAAAGCACGTCGTCCGCAGAGTTCGCGGCCATCTCCGGGGCTCCGCAAGCTACCGTCATTGAGTCCGTGCTGTCCTCTGGGGGCGGGTTCGTTCTTGCCTTCAACACCATCGATGCGACGTTCGGGACATCCCCTGATCGGTGGTGGTGCTGCGCCGTCAACGACGTGACGAGCTGGACTCCGAGCGTTGCCAAGTTGTGCGCGACAGGACGGCTCTTGGGAAGCGAGGGGCCGATTCTGACAGCCCACAAGTTCGGGTCTGATCGTGTCGTGGCCTACAAGGCTCGATCCCTGTATCTCGGCTCCTTCGTTGGGGCGAACGGCGGGGTATGGTCGTGGGAGGAACTGCCCGGGTTTGGATGCGTCGGACTCGACGCAGTGGCGAACCTCGGAACCGCTCACTTCGTGGTCGGCGAGGACAATATCTACATCTTCGACGGCGCACGTCCCCAGCCCATCGCTTCGGACTGCCGGAAATGGTTCATTGACAACTCGTCTGGCACTTACCGTTATCGGACCATCGTCATCTTTGACCGGGACAACGACTTGGTGCGGGTGTACTTCCCGAGCGCCGGAACCTCTACCGGCAGGCCTGACAGGTGCCTTGTCTATCACCTGAAAACAGGCCAATGGGGCAGGGATGACGCGACCATCGAGGCGGCGCTGATCTTCATCCAACCCTCGCAGACGTTCGATTCCGACTCCGGGACGTTCGATGCTGCGACGGGTACTTTCGACGAAGTCCCCGCAGGGAATAAGCTAGTTGCCCTGTTCAACACCTCGCATGTGATGCAGGTATTGACAGGAGACCCCGGGGCATCATCTTTTACCCTGCACGACATTGGGGACGATGGGGTAGTGACCAGCATGGTAGAGGCGACGCTGCGTTATATGCAGCAGCCAACCTCCGCCAATATCTCGGCGTTCTATTCCATGGCGACGGGCGGCTCTGTTGGGGCCGGCTCCAGCCAAAGCGCGCACGATGTCCCGGCGAACGGAAGTAACTCGTTCCCTATCAGGCAAACGGCCCGTTGGCATCGGCTGAAGTTCAATTTCACCGGTGACTGCAAGGTCATTGGATACAGCGTCCCGATCAAACCGGTGGGAACGCGATGAAGGTCGTTGTCGACGGTCGGCTCCCGGCCAACATGGACAAGGATCTGAGATTCGCGCTGCTGGGGATTCTCCGGGACTTGGCAGGGTCGACGAACGAACTAACGGATACCGTCATGGCAAAGGCAAACCACAGTTCAGCTATCACTGCCGATGCCTTGGTCAAATCAGGGCCGTGTGTGTATCGAGGCTTCACCATCACAGCGGCTACGGCTACTGCGTCCATCGATATTCGGGACGCAACTTCAGCCGGTTCCGGGACGGTAATCGATACAATACCCGCAACGACAGCGACAGGGACTCGTATCGAAAAACAGGTAGGTATCACCTGCGAAACCGGGCTGTATGTCGATTACGGCGCAAGCGCCACGGGTACAGTCGTTGTCATGTTCGAGTGAGGAAGTATGTACACGACCCAGAATCAGCCGCTCCCGTGGGTGCAGCCCTACATGCAGGACTATCTGGGCCGTGCTCAGGAAGTCTCGAACCAAGGGTATACCCAGAGCCCGACACAAACCGCGCAGCCGAATGACCTCCTGACCGGAGGCTGGCAGGCCATCGCAAACAGGGCTATGGGCGGCTCCCCCGTGATGTCCGCGGGGAATCAAACCCTGATGGACACCCTGTCTGGGAAGTTCGTAGGCCAACAGAATCCCTACCTCGACACCCAGATCAGCAACGCGCAGGGCGATCTGGCGAAGTCGTGGAACACGGTGGCTAAACCTTCTTGGGAAACCTCCGCGCTCAAGTCTGGTAGTTTCGGTAACTCCGCTATCGGTGAACTCGCCGGGAATGCTCAGGGCAATCTGGCAAACGCCATGGGCCGGATCGGCTCCGACATGCGGTCCAACGCATACAACACCGAGCGAGGATTCCAGCAGCAAGCCCTCGGGATGGCGCCGCAGTACGCCGCGCAGGACTACTACGATGCGAACCAACTCCTGACCGCAGGGACGCAGGCTCAGGGCTACGCCGACAGGAACGCAGGCCAGAATTACGCTTGGTGGCAAGAGGCCCAGCAGTTCCCGCAGCAGAAACTCGACGTGATGGGCAAAGCTCTCGGCGGGATGAACTTCGGCTCCCAGCATTCGCAGCCCGGCGTCTCCGGGGCGTCGTCCACGCTTGGCGGCGCCCTGGTCGGCTCGCAACTCGGCAACTCGCTAGGAATCGGTGCTGACTGGGGCACGGTGCTCGGCGGGCTGTTCGGCTACTTCGGGCGGCCGTGATGATGGACTATTCGTGGGCCGCTGCCCCGACAGGCCAGGTCAACGCGGATGACCTTGGGCCGGTGCGTCAACTGCTCGAACAAGCCGGACTTTGGGGCCAAATCGCTCCGAGCGGGTTCGATGCCGGCGGCGCGCGTGATCTGGCCGGCCAACGCGGCGCGGTCAACTGGGATGCGCTGCAGGGCTACAAGTTGGGCCGCAAGCAGATCGGCGACAACCTGTTCGAGGCGGCCTTGTCCGACCCAACCGGAAAGACGCTGACGACGCAGCAGTACCAGGGCAGCAAAGACAGTTGGCTTGACAACGTGATGGAAGTTGTCGTTCCGGCGGCCCTGGCATGGATGGGCGGGACTGCGATTGCTGGCGGAGGTGCTGGCGCGGCTGGCGCATCCTCCGGTGGCGCAGCAGGCGGCGGCGCCACCAATGCAGCGCTGATCGACTCGGCGCTGAATAGTGCAGGCTATGGCGCGAGTTCCGCCGGGGCAGGCCTTGGCGCCTACGAAAGTGGCGCCGGCTTGCTTGGTAGCGCCGCGGCCAACACGAACGCGACGAATCCGGCCTTGATCGACTCTGCGCTCGGAACGCCTGGCTACGGGGCGAGTTCTGCGGGCGCTGGCGGTGGCGCCGGAACGGGCCTGTTCGGAAGCCTAAGCGGCAACATCAGCGACGCGATGAAGAAGATCGGCATCCCGTCTGTCGGCAACCTCGGAGATCTTGCAAAGGTAGGCGGACTGCTCGGGGCGGTCGGTGCCGGAGGGCAGCAGGGGCGGGGCGACTACACGGGCCCGATGCCCACCATCACTCGGGGCAATTGGAGCCCAACGGCCACGCCTCAATACATGGACGTTGCGCAACCGTCCCTGATGCCTGCTGACATCAAGAAGCAGGCGAACAGCGGGCTATGGCGGTATCTCGGGGGCATGACATGAGCCTATTCGACCTGAACGGCCCGCAGTCTGTAGGACTCTTGTCCCTTGGGCTGCGGTTGATGTCCACGCCTGGCGGGCTAGGCCAAGCCTTGGGGCAGTCTGGCCTCGGGGCCATGAGCGATGTCCGGGCTACGCAGCAAGCGTCGCAGCAGCAGCAAATGGCGAAGCTCGCATTCGAGCGAGCGCAGATGGAGCACGACCAAGCGGCCGAGTCCCAGCGGCGACAGAAGCTCATCGAACAAGCGGCGCAACTGGCAATGGTCAGCCCGCAGCAGAAGGCGACGGCCACGAACCCGGCACTGATCGAGTCAGCCATGGGCAACCCAGAATTCGGCGGTAGTTCGGCCAGCGAGGCGGCAGCGGCTGGACCGCAGTTCAATCAAGGCGATTTCATCAAACGCCTGATGTCGATCGACCCGCTAGAGGGCATCAAGCAGCAAGCGGCATTGCAGAAGCAGCAGCTGCAGCCGGTGAAACTCGGCGCTGGCGAGACGCTACTTGATCCGGTCACGTTCCGGCAACTGGCGAACAACCCGAAGGCCGATGCGGAAGACACGTTTATCCGCTTCCTGAAGCAGTCCGGGATTGACCCGGCATCGCCGCAGGGACAGAAGTTGATTCAGGCGCGGATGCAAAAGGAAACCACGCACGCTCCTGCGGCTACTGCGATCAGCTATGGCAGCCCTGTCCCTGTGATGCTTGGAGACGGCAGTATCGGCTACGCGCAGCCCGGCAACCGGGAGGGAGCCAAACCGCAACTTATGACGGGGCCAAGTGGCGCCCCGATGAAGAAGCCCCCCGATGTGAAGCAAGATCCCGTCGAGTTCAACAAGTCTGTTGCTGGATTGAACGAACTCAAAAACGGATTGGACAGCTACGAAAAGACGCTGAAATCCAACAGTGGATCGTCGCCGATCGCACTAGGCAAGCGTCGGGCCGCCCTGCAAGGCGCATATACCTCGCTGCAGATGGGCCTGAAGAATGCGTTTGAACTTGGCGCTTTGGCCGGGCCTGACCTTAGCCTTTTGAACAACATGCTTGTTGACCCGACCTCGCCGCAGGCTTTGCTGCTCGGCGACAAGGGTGTGGCCGAACAAATATCACAGGCTCGGCAGTACCTGAAAAACCGTGGTGCCGCCGTCTACAAAGCGCACAAAAAGGAGATCCCGGGCGAGTACCTTGATTCAAGCGGGCCTACCGATGTGCGCTCGCAGGCCGATTCCATTTTGCAAGGCAAGTGATGGCTACCGCCGACGAATACGCTGCCTGGATTGTCAAGAATGCTGACAAGAAGGGAACGCCAGACTTCGAGACGGTAGCGAAGGCATACGCACAAGCAAAGGCCGAAGAGTCAAGCGCTGCTCCTGAGGCGCCAAAGGGATACCTACAGCAAACGCTGGAAAACATCCCCGGCAGCGCAATGCGATTCGGCGAAGGCATCGCAAAGACGATTGCTCATCCGCTGGACACTGCGCAGGGGGTGGCTGATCTTGCTGTCGGCGCCGTTGGGAAACTCGTTCCAGCATCATGGAAGGAGTCGCTGAACAAGCTGAATCCTCCGGGTGTAGCCGGGAACGTGGCCCGGGCGGACCAGACGGCCGACTCTATCGGGCAGTTCTACAAACAGCGCTACGGCGGGGCATCGAACATCGCCGAGACGGTCAAGACGGACCCTGTAGGGACTGCGGCAGACCTTGCAACCGTGTTGAGCGGCGGCGCAGGTATCGCCAAAGCTGCCGGTGCCCCAGGGATCGGCGCCGCGCTGTCTACCGCATCGAAGTACACAAATCCGCTCAGCGTCGTCGCTCCGGTTGCCAAGGGGATCGGCGCGGCCGGCAAGTACGCGCTTGGCCTGACCACTGGAGTAGGACCGGAGAACATCGCCCAAGCGGCGAAGGCTGGCGTGGCTGGGAATGCCGACTTCCTTGCAAACCTAAGCGGCGAAGCCTCAATGGCCGATGTGTTGACGCAGGCCCGGGACGGCCTGCGGAACATGCGCGAGACCCGCAGCGGGCTCTACGCATCAAACATCGCCGAGACGGCGGCCGACAAAACGCGGCTGAACTTCGCTCCAATCGACAAGGCATTGGCAGACGTGGTCGATTCCATGCGCTATGAGGGCAAATGGAAGATCGGCGGCGATCAGATTAGCAAGATCAAGGAGATCGAAAAGGTCGTTCAGCAGTGGCGCGTTGACTTGACAGCGCACACGCCGATGGGTCTTGACGCTCTGAAGCAGAGACTTGACGCGGTCTATCCTGACAGCCCTATGCCGTCGCAAGTGCAGCGGGCTGTATCGACCGTTCGGAACGCTGTCAAAAACACCATTGTCGATCAGTCGCCGAAGTATGCCGAGACGATGGCTCAGTATGAAAAGGCGCTGAGCACGGAGAAGGAAATCGAACGCGCGCTGTCGCTCGGGAACAAGGCATCCCAGGACACAGCGCTTCGCAAGCTGCAGTCACTGTCTCGCAACAACGTCAACACGAACTACGGTAACCGCCTCGACCTTGCGCGCACCCTTGAAGGCGAGGGCGGCGTAAGCCTGATGCCGTCAATCGCGGGACAGGCAATGAATTCGTGGACCGCACGCGGACTTGCCGGGCAGGCCGAGAACCTTGGGACCATTGGGCTTGCAACGATGCACAACCCGATGATTGCGGCGGCTCTGCCATTCCAAAGCCCTAAGGCTGTCGGCGCTTCTTTGTACGGAGCGGGGCGGCTTGCTGGTGCGGCCGGGCGAGGGCTTGGCATGGCTGGGGTAACAGCAGACCGCGCCCGGATGGCGGGGCTTCTTGCTTCGCGCTTGCCTATCGACGAACAAACGGACTGGTAACCCATGGCTATCCCGACCACCATCGAAGACCTGTCAACGACGGCAGCGAGCAACGGCCCGTCAGGCTCAGAGCAGCGGACCCTCGCGGATGACGGGCTCCGTCAGGCGTATGCGTTCATTCGGATGCTGGTCACGACGGGTTCCAACATCGCCTCGGCGAGTTCGATCACCCCTCCGTCCACCGGCTCGAGTTTCAACATCACGGGCACTACGGCCATCACCGCCATCGCCTCCACGAACTCATGGAATGGGCGCATCGTCTATTTCATCTTCGCGGGCGCCCTGACGCTGACGCACTCATCGAATTTGGCGCTCCCGGGGGCGACGAATATAACGACCGCAGCCAATGACATCGCCGGATTCGTGCAGACAGCATCAGGCGCGTGGCGGTGCTTCCTTTACGCACGGGACTCGAACGCGGCATTGTTCGCAAGTCTTGTCGTCGAGGGCGCCGCGCGGGTATCGAGCACCAACAAGCTGTCGTTCAGTAACACTGCCGGGCAGGCCTACATCTACTCCCCCGCAAGCAGCTCCATTGCAATCGGCGCCGGGTCTGCCGATGCTGCCTATTGGGATTCGAGCGGCAATGTCGGATTTGGCGTCACCCCATCGACAGGCGCCAAAGTAGAGGTGTCTGGCGGCCTTCAAGTAAGAAGCACCAACAAGCTATCGTTCACGAACACGCCCGGGCAAACCTACATCTACGCCTCAGCCTCTAACACGCTGGCATTCGGGACAAGCAGCACAGACCAATTCTTCATCACCAGCGATGGGCGCTTCTACGGTGTTGCGTTGCACAACAATTCCGGGTCGGTTATCGGGACGACAAACCAGCACATCGCCAGCGGCACCTACACGCCAACCTTGACCAGCGTAGCAAACATTTCAGCGACCACAGCCCGACAATGCCAATGGGTGCGCGTAGGCAACGTGGTTACAGTATCGGGGCAGTTTGATGCCACGCATACGGCCACTGGGACGGTTGCTAGCGAGGTTGGCGTTTCGTTGCCGATTGCGAGCTCATTCACCACGGCATACCAAGCTGGCGGCACATCCAATTCCTATCAATCTGGGGCTGGTTTCCTAAACGCGCAGTCTATCGACGCAGATGCCACAAACGACAGGGCACGCGTCCGGTGGATGAACTCGGCCGCCTCCGGGTCGACTTCGTATATGTTTTCGTTCTCGTACGAAGTTCTCTAGAACTCCCACGACAGATGTACTCCACCGCCTCCCTTCTCTGCAGGCAAAAGAAGGCTCAGACGCACGCCGTTTTCGAACTTGTGCGACGGAACAAGCATCGGCGTGAGCGCTGCGCGCCTGTAGCCCGTAACCGCGCCGATGGTGACATCGAAGCCGCTGAAGGCGAAGGTTTTCCCGGCGTAGACAGACGGTTTGCGCTCGCTGTTCCGGTAAGCTCCAGCAGTCCACCCGTCGCAGACGACGTAGGCGCCGGGATTGAAGTCGTTGTAACCCTTGGATGCGTCGAAGTGATACGTCCCGAGGTGCAGTCCGATAGCCAGTGCGGTGCAGAGCATGATTCGTCCTCCTGTATAGATACAGTAGGCGCGTTGCGCGCAACATGCAATGTGCAATTGCATACAGGCTGACAGGAAACACATATGCCGCTGGTCATCACGATTCAGGGAGCCGACTCCGTAGCCCAGTCAGCCGACCCTATCCGAGCTGTCGTTGATGGCGTCGAGACTGGCTATGGCTCCATTGAGACGGCTGTCGCTGCGGTTGGTACGATGGTCGGAGAGCTGATTGTCGGCAAATCAACGGCGCTTTCGTCGAGTATCACCATCCCCAAGACAATGACTCTGCGCATCACCGGCGCGGCAGTCATCGACTACGGCGTCCACACGCTGACGGTCAATGGCCGATTCCCGTGGCCGGCGGGCAAGTGTTTTGCTGGCGCGACAGGCCGAGTAGTTTTCGGCTACGACACTTGCGGGATGATCTTCCCGCAGTGGTGGGGCGCAGTCGGAGATGCACGAGCCGACGGTTCCGGCACGAACAGCACGGCGGCATTCCGTGCCGCAATCGCCGCGTCAACATCAAGCGGCCGGGCGGATGGGGTTTCCATACACCCGGTCTATGCCGGGCAAGGGAATTGGCTCGTCGGGAACCTTGTCTTCCCGATTGCGTATCGCATGTTCGCGGCCGGGAGGCATTCGACGAACTTCATCGCGCCGGATGGCACTGTTGGGAAGCACTTCACGGACGGCGGGTCTGCCTCGAAAATCATCCTTGAGGGGTTTGCAATGTACGGGCGCAATCTGCCCGGCCTGACGCATGGCCTTGAGTTGGGGCGCAACGGGGTGGAACACGGCACCGAGGGCTACGTCCGGGACATCTGGATTCGAGACTATTCGGCGCTTGGTGCGTATGGCCTGGACGTGATGTCCAATGTCGGCATCTATCACAACATCACGCTGCAGAACTGCAGCCGCAACAGGGTCTTCGGAGGGCCAAGCGACTGCGGCGGCATAGTCGTCATGCAACCTCGCGAGGTCGGTATCGATCTGGCCTATTGCTCTGTCAGCGGGCTGTTGCACATTGAGGCTCCGGCCGGTAACTGTGTGCCGCTCAGGCTCTCACGAAACAGCCGGATCGGGATGCTGTCCATTGCAGTGGCGAACGGCACGGATATTCAAAGTTTCGTCGAGATCGATCCAGCTTGTCAGTCATGGCGCATTGACAGCGTTAACTACTTCTTCGGCTCCGACCCCTCGGCAATCCGGGTGGCCGGGAACATCAAGAGCGCCGATGGCACATACTTCGGCGGGAACGCATCTGGCGGCAGCCTGAGCGGGAATGGAAACTACTCTTCATAGACTTCTGGCTACATCGCATCATGCTGCAACTAATCGACTACCTACTGTCCATGCCATCCGTGCAAAAGCGGCTGCTCGAACTCGGTTGGAAACCGCCCGAGACCAAGGGCGGCGGCGGCCCCGTCCCGACCAAGTAGGGCGGATGATGTGGGAGAAAAGGACGATGCCCTCGACGCGCTGGTCAAGGAGCACCAGCAGCGCCAGGCGGAGCGCGCCTACAGGCAGAGACTTGCGGGGGCGTGGAAGCGCTGGGCGACCTTCCTCACCGCGACTATCCTATTCCTGACGACCCTATGGGACACACTCGAAAAGGTATGGCGGTGGTTCACGGCGCACGTCAAGTGGTGACGCTGCTTGACCGCATCGTAGAGCGGCTAATGCTGTTCTGGAAGGCGGTCATCATCCTATCGCTGGTGATCCTGTGCGTCTTCGCTCTCGACCGCGAGCCGCCGTTTGCCTTGCTCTCGGCTCCGAATGTCTCCGTTCGTCCCGGGGAATGGCTCAAGCTGACCGCCGATGTCCGCAGGGATGCAGACAGGGGATGCGAGGCGGTTTTCAGCCGCTACATCTTCGGCGAGGGCGGGATTCGGTATGACCTCGGGACATCACACGCCTCGGCGCAAATGATTTCCGCGATGGAGATGAGGGACCCGGGGAAACTCCGGGTAGCTGTCCCCGTCCCATCGACCATTGCCCCGGGCCCTGCGTGGCTGGAAATCGTGCTCTCCTACCGCTGCAACAAGGTGCATTCGCTGGTGCCGATCGTGGTGACGGTGGATATTCCGTTTACGGTGGTGGAGTGAAGAAGCCAGACAGGCTTTCTAAACGCGCGACCGCAGCGCGCGTGTTCCGTATCCATCCTGACCCGTTACGGCCATTCGTCGTCGAGGTTAGGCTAGCCAGAAACCGTAGGCACATGCGGGAAGAAATGCTGCGCATAGACGGGCACCGCGAGGGGGTTGATACGCAAGGCCTTGTGCGCCACTGGTTCAGCAAGATTGATCGCGACAGATTCGCTATCCGACCGCGCGGCATAGTTGCCCGCATGTACCTGAACACGAAGGACTTGCGCGATAGGCCTAGCGAGATTGTCGCCCATGAGTGCACGCATGCTGGCATGGCGTGGGCTAGGTTGGCAAAGGCAAACCTGCGGAACATGTCAGGGGAAGAGGTTTTGTGCCATGCTGTCGGGCAGATGGTCAAGCAGGTAAATTACCACCTCTACGCATTCGGCGTATTCCCATGACCGCCGCCGCGCTCCTCATCCTGTGCCTGCTGAGACACTACCTGTGGGAGTTCGTGCCCGCCGCGCATCAGGCGCAAGTGTGGAACATCACCGGCGCGATCGTCGTCCTCGCGCTGCTGTTCGGCCGCGGAGGCGCTTGGGGCGCCTCAGGAGCGCGCAAGTTCATTGCCGGGTGGTGGCTGGCCGAGGAATTGCTAGTCATCGGCTGCGGCTCACTCTACATTTACTCGCCATGGGCGGTGGCGCCCGGTGAGGCACAGTGCAAAGCGCTGTTCGGGTATCTCGATCCGAGTTTGTTCGGCACGCTGTTCGCGGCGATTGCGGCACTATTGCTCAAGATCCACCTGTAAGACCTTACAGGTATACAAACGGAAGCACGCCGACACACAATGATGCATGCGTCCCATCCGTCGTATCCTGCGCAAACTATGTGCGCCAGACCCCGAGGCGGTGGTGATCATCGCTGTGGTGGTATTGGCGGCGCTGGCTGTGCTGGCGGATTTCGTAGACTGGCTGTCCCGTCCGTGAGGGTAATCATGAGCATCCTTGCCTACCTGCCCTGCACTCGATTGTGGTGGAACGGTAGCAAGGGTATCGCCGAGTGCGACGGGGTTTGCAGGCCGCTCAAAGAGCCTCCGCATGTCCCGGGGCTGGAATACGTCGAGATAGACTGCGCCGCAGATGTCCACTGCTACCGCATCCGCAGACACAAGTACGACCGCGAGGAAGACATGGAATCGCGCGAGGTGGAGGCTGTAAAGCGCTGGCTCCACTGCTTCGCAAACGGCGTGAAGCGTGAGCTAGGGATGTGAGCGGATATCTGCGCATCATCCTCGCACTATGGGCGCTGCTGCGCGTTCTCGTCAGGTTGATCCTTAGGAGACCACATTGAAACTCGCCATCCTCGCCGCCCTGCTGCTCACCGGCTGCGCTACTTCCCGCCTCGGCACCATGCTCTATTGCCCGTGGGGCGCTACTTGCGCGCTGCAGACGGTGACGCCTCAGCAGGAGCCTCCAGCGCCACCGGAGCGGGCTGCGTCAGCATAGGTCACTCAAACCTAAGCAGTTCCTGCACTATTGCGTCAACCTTCTCCGGGCTCTCATAGCCCTTCGACCGTAGGATGCGATCCCAGACCACGCCTAGAACTGCCTTATAGACGCGCTCGAATTCTTCCTCGCCCATGTTGTGAAAGGCGAGGCTCTTTGCCTCTAGCCTCACCTCGCCGCGCAGGTTCGTCACGGCATCGAAGAATCCCGCGAGTATCGTGATGTCCTTGCGGAATCGGTCGAAGTTCTTCGCAACGGGCTGGCCTTGATACTCTAGTTCAGGGCAGTCCCACAAGTCAAAGGCGAAGTTCAGCAGCGCGAACATCCGGCGATGAAAGAGGATGTTCCGCGCTCGCTTCACCTCGGCTCGCAGGCCCTGCCCGAACTTCAGCCGCGCCACGTAGGCCGCAGTCTCTGAGTCGGCCGGGGCTAGCGTGCCGGATAGGGTCTTGGTGAAGAAGCAGTTCACAGCATCGCGACGCGGCGCAGCGTCTCGTTGATCGCCTTCAGCTCTGTCATCTTGCGCAACTTCCACCTAAGCCGCGTGTCATGCCAACCACCGTTGCCTCTATGGCACTCGGTACACAACGCCACGCTCGCGAACCACAGCCCCTGTTCCGGCTCGTGAGCCTCGCTCGGCGCTGGCGCATCGCATACAACGCAGTCCACGCTGACCACCTTGGAGACGTGCGCGGCCTCTAGGGCAGTCTGGCGCGGCTTATTCTTCGACCACATTACACAGCCCCGATGCGCAGCCCCTTCTCTGCCTTGAGCCCGCTGCGGACGTTGCTCGGCAGCAGCGACCACAGGGCGACCATCTGGTCATTGTCCAGCCCCTCGACCTCGATCCTGTCGAAGGCGGTAGCGATGCCTCGCGACTTGTCTCCGGCGATCGCGCAGACATCATCGGCGAGTTCTTTGATGTACTGGCGTTCGTCGGCCGGTAGCGCCTCCATGGCGCCATCGGTAGGCTTGTGCGGCGCAGCGAAGGCCTTCTCAAGCGCCGGTTTTGAAGGCTTCTTCGCCGCGTTCCCGTCGTCATCCTCCGGGGCGATCCCGCAAGCCGCCATGAGGCTGTACCGGCGCGCGTAGGTCAGCGCAGAGCCGTACCCCTGCGGGTCTTGCTTCGCTGCCGGGACGTGGAGCTTCCCGGCCGACAGCATCTCGCCGGACTCGTGCACAAACAGCGTCTCGACGGTCACCCCGTTGTCGCTCTCGTGCATCGGCTGGATGAGCGCGATGCCGTTGTTGTTGAGGCCATCAATGACCGCCTCGACGCAGGCGGCCAGATCGGCATACTTGCTCTTGAAGTGCGGATTCGTGCTGCTCTTGAGCGCAGGCCCGAACTCCCGTTGCGCCTTCACCAGCGCGGTTGCGATGTTCTTCAAAATGGGCATCCTTTGATGGCACACCCGTACGCGATACGGGCGCTGTAGATGACGCCGTGTGCCTTGCGGTACTGGCGGTATGTGCTGATGAAGTCACGCAGCATGCTCACAGCACAATCCCCCTAGACTTTCCCGCATCAATCGTGATCGCGCCTTTGCGGCTCAGCGCTCGTAGGTGATCCTCGGCAGCGTTCGCGGAGGACCAGCCGAAGTGATCGGCAATCTCCCGTCGCGTCGGCGGCCGGCCAGCGTTGCCGATGTGCTTTCTGATGAAGGAGAACACCTCCTTCTGGCGTGGCGTTAGTTTGATCATCGCGGCCCCCTGAAAAAGAACACCACGCGCCACGCCCAATCGGCCAGGCGCCACAGCAGCGGCTTCCCAACTGGGCATAGGCGCGTGCGTTTCACTTGTCCGCCTCCTTCACATTCCTCGTGATCTGATCCCGCCAGCCGCCCACAAGCCCGCGATGGCCTGCCAGGTACGGGACCAGCGTTGAGCGCCAGTGCATGGCCCAGCTTGGGACGTAGGACGCGCCTTGCAGGAGCGTGCGAGTTGGCATGGTCTTGCGTGGGCCGGGCGGCGCGAGCGCATTTCGCATCGCGTCTTGTTGACCGATGTAGTAATCGTGCAATGCGCTCATCTGCTCGGCTTGCATGCCAAAAGTAGACGCAGAAAGCCACTGGCTTTGAAACAGAGACTGCGCAATGTTCATGGCTTCGGCTTGAGAATAGGCCAATCCGTAGGGCGCGCCTTGGGCTAGCGTGCGCGTTGGCTCGGTGCGCCTCATCTCGCCACCGTGTGAATCAGCCACACCAACAACGGTGCGCCCACAACGGCGAGCGCGAACAGCGCGACAGCGAACAACCCGCCCGCCTCCGTCTCGTGCTTGGCCTCGCCCAACTCTGCGGGCTCGGTTTCGATGGGCTCCTGCGGGTCGTAGACTTCGCGCAGCGCGTGCTGCAGTTCGCGGGAATTCATTACGCCACCCCCAGTAGAACGCAAGCCACAAACCCAACGATCCCGACGGTGCAGCCCCAGCCGATCAGGGCATGGGCGATGTCTTCGTGGGTCATGCGTGCTCCAGCCAGTCGGTAGCGCAGAAGTCGGTTTCTTCGCCATCGGCACGAAACCATACTGACCGCCCTACGATCTTGACTGTGCCAACCATCCCCGGCTTGCAGTAGATCGACTCGACGCCATCCTTCACCCGCACCCGATCCCCGACCTTGAACTCTCCGGAGGTGTCGAGCCATTGCCACTTGCCAGTCGCGCTTGAGGAGAAGTCGCCACGGAACCATCTCTCGCCGTCCCACGACCACCCATTGATTGGCTTGTCGTCTTCGCCCATGCGGGTCTTGTACTCGCCCACCTTCGGCGGCTTGTGCTCCGCGGTCTTGCGCCAGACGCCGGGCGGGGAGATTGGCGACGCTCCGGGCTGCGGATCAGTGGCGACAGTCCCAGCCAATGAAGCGCCGGTATCGGCCGTGTAAGCAGACTGCCCAGCCGGCGCGAACTCCGCGCCGACAGGCGCCGATGCAACGGTGAACGTGCCTTCGTCGTATGCGCTCGGCTTCACCCCGTCGAACATCACCCATTCGTTTGGGCCTGTGCTGACGAAAATCGATCCGGTTTGGCTCGTGCCGCCGACGTACGTGACCCGCTGCAGTTCCACCTGCCTGCAGTCGGCCTCGGTGATTTCCGGGCGCGCAACGCGCATTTCGAAGGCGAGCAGGTCGCGAGTGCGCTTGTAGCTGGCGCGCGACTCATGGTCAGCGTAAACCCGCTCCGGGATGCCAAGCGGGAACGACAACTCGTCGTAGCACGCATCCTGCGCAAGTAGCACGGGCGGGAAGCCTAGGAGCCAGTCTCGTGTCATGTCTTCTCTCCGATGGTTGATTGAATCTGCGCCAGTTCGCGCGCAGCCTTTGCATCGAACCCGATGCGCCTGAACTCGTCATACAGCATGGCGAGAATTGCGCGCGCAGCACGGCGCGGCTCGGTGAACGCGCGAGACTGGGCCAGCAGTGCGGCGGATGTCTCGCGGGTCATGAAGGCGGGGCCGATCATGGCTGCTCTCCGGTTGCTTTTGACAGAGCCTCAACAGCAGCGACGAACTGCGTCACATGCCCTGGCTCCCAGCCTTTCGAGTTGCACACTGTGCGCCACATGCTGCACATGCCGCGCAGCGCCCCCAAAAGCTCGGGCGCCGCAGCGATCAGGCGGGCGTTTGCGTCGCGCTCGGCCTTCGTGATGCCGTCGATATGCTCGGCGTCCGTAATGTGGCAAATTTCACCACGGTATGGCTTGCTATATGCCTCAAGTGCGGACCACCCGCAGTCGATGCCATCGGTGCCGAGTTGTTGCTCAAGCAGCCATGGCGCGGGGGTATGCTTGCTCACAGCATCCCCCTTTCGCGCGCCTGCTCCATGTACCATTCTTCGTCCCGGGCGAACTTCGGATCGTCGTCCGTGGCCTCGGGAGGCTTGCGGGCGAACCGCAGCGCGGCGGAAACGGCGTTCGATGCGTCGATGAGCTGGTCTTCGAGTTCGTGCCGGATGCCGCATTGGAGCCTCGTGCACTGCGCGTAGGCCAACGTCAGCAGCGATTCAGCCTGCGCCAGCGTCGTCAGCATCTGCTCGTAAGGCGTCGGCTGCGCAGCGCTGAAGATGGGCTGCAGGGGCGGCATTTGGGGGGGGTCTTGCATGATCAGCTCGCCTTCTTCGCCATGCGCTTCTTGTGGCGAGCGACACGCTTGGCCTTGTGGGTCTCGGCAAAGTTGCTCATCTGCGCCCGCTGCCAATAGCGCACGTCGCTGGGGCTGCTGGACTTCTTGTTTCCGCCGGTGCTCATCGTTTCTCTCCTGTATGCGCCGCTTGCTTGCGGCATGGCTGTACTATCGGCCAGCGCGGCGAGGATGTCAAGCGCTTTCTGTTCGGCAAAACATACTTGACGCGTTCGCTCAAACGCACTAGCATGCTCTCATGAACTGGTCCACAATCATCGCCGACATTCGCGGCAAGCGGGTAACTCTGCAGGACATAGCCGACAAATGCGGATTTGCCTCAAAGAGTCACGTTCACGACCTGGCGACTGGCCGACAGCGCCGCGTTCTGTGGGAGGTGGGCGATGCGCTCATCAAGTTGCACAGGCGAGTGATGCGCCGCAAGCCATGACCCCCGAAGCCTGGCAACTCTCCAACCTCCCCGCCCTGCTAGCCGCAGGGTTCCAACTGAACGAGGATCGGATGACAGACCTGTTTGACGACACCCCTGCACCTGAACGCAAGCCGCGCCCCAAGAAAGCCGACCCCGAGGCCGAAGCAAAGGCCGCGCTCGTGGCTCGCATCAACGAGCTGTGCGCGAGGGTGCCGAAGTCAATCGTCAACGGGTCGGCCGAATCCGTGGTGGCATGGAAGGCTGCACGCATTGCCGCGCTCAAGGTGGCCGGCAACAAGCGCGCCGCGCTGCACGATCTGACTTCGGCGCTGTCGAGCATGGAGAGGTACAAGAATTGAGCTACGACGAATTCGTTTCTCGCAAACTGTCCACCGTCCCGGCGACAGGCATCACGCGCGAGCCATCGCTTCCGCCAATGTTCGGCCACCAATCCGCCTTGACCAAGTGGGCGCTGCGCCGTGGCCGGGCTGCGATCTTCGCGGATACCGGGCTCGGCAAGACGCGCATGGAACTGGCATGGGGCGCCGAGGTTTCGCGCTACACAAACAAGCCTGTCCTGATTCTGGCGCCGCTGGCCGTGGCGCCGCAGACTGTCTTGGAGGGCGCGTCTGTCGGCATCCCGGTGACGATCTGCCGCGAGGCTGAGGACGTTCGGCCGGGCCTGAACGTGACGAACTATGACCGGCTGCACAAGTTCGACTGCTCGATCTTCGGTGGCATCGCCCCTGACGAGTCGTCCATCATCAAGCACCACGATGCGAAGACCTTCCGTCGCATGACGGACGCGTTCAGGGATACGCCGTTCAAGTTGCCATGCACGGCAACACCGGCTCCTAACGACTGGTCAGAGTTGGGAACGCATGCCGAGTTTTTGGGCGTCTGCACCCGTGCCGAGATGCTGGCCGAGTTCTTCACCCACGACGGCGGGGACACGAGCGTATGGCGATTGAAGGGGCATGCAAAACACGCCTTCTGGCGCTGGGTCTGTTCGTGGGGCGCGCTGATCCGCAAGCCTTCCGATCTTGGGTTCGATGATTCGGCCTATGAACTGCCGCCGCTCATGTTGCATGAGCACCTAGTCGAGACTGAGGCAAGCGCCGATGGCATGCTGTTCGCCATGGAGGCAGTGACGCTCAGCGAGCGCAGGGCAGCAAGGCGCGCCTCGCTAGAGGATCGAGTCGCCGAGTGCGCCAGCATCGTCAACGCAGAAGCCAACGAGCCATGGGTCGTATGGTGCGACCTGAACGCCGAGGGTGACGCGCTGACGAAGGCCATCAACGGCGCCGTCCAGATCGCCGGGGCTGACGACACCGAGACGAAAGAAGATCGCCTGCGGGCCTTCGCGGCCGGCAAGTTCCGCGTGCTCGTCAGCAAGCCTTCGATCTGCGGATGGGGCCTGAATTGGCAGCACTCGGCGCGAATGGCTTTCGTCGGCGTGACTGACAGTTACGAGGCCTACTATCAGGCCGTCCGCCGCTGCTGGCGGTTCGGACAAAAGCGACCGGTTCACGTTCACATCTTCGCCAGCAAAGCTGAGGGCGCCGTCGTCGCGAACCTCAAGCGCAAGGAGCGCGAGGCGCACCAGATGGCCGAGTCACTGAGCGCCGAGACTCACGACGCAGTGATGGCCGAAGTCGTCGGCATGACCCGTCAAACGAACCCATACGAGGCGACGAAAGCCGTCTCCATTCCTTCATTCCTGAAAGACGCCGCATGAACTGCATCGACCAAGTTGTGAACGACCGCTATGCCGCATACCGTGGGGATTGCGTTGAGGTGCTCAAAGGCCTGCCGGATCACTCCATCGGCTACAGCATCTTCTCCCCGCCGTTCGCGAGCCTCTACACCTACAGCAACAGCCCGCGCGACATGGGCAACGTCCGCAACGATGCGGAGTTCTTCGAGCACTTCGAGTACCTCATCGCCGAACTGCGGCGCGTCATCAAGCCCGGGCGGAATATCAGCTTCCACTGCATGGACATGCCGAGCAGCAAGGAACGTGACGGCGTGATCGGCCTGAAGGACTTCCCTGGCAATCTCCTGCGTGCGTTCGAGCGTCACGGCTTCATCTTCCATGCGAAGGCGACGATCTGGAAAGACCCTGTGACGGCGATGCAGCGGACCAAGGCGCTCGGCCTGCTGCACAAGAGTGTTCGCGAGAACGCTGCAATGTGCCGGATGGGCATCCCTGACTATCTCATCACCGTGCGGGCGCCAGGCGAGTGCGAGCGCGTCACCCATGGAGCAGAGTACCCCGTCGATTTGTGGCAGAAGGTCGCGAGCCCGGTGTGGATGGACATCAACCCGTCCGACACCCTGCAATACCGAAGTGCCCGTGAGCACGACGACGAGCGGCACATCTGCCCGCTGCAACTGGAAGTCATCCGGCGCGGCATCATGCTGTGGACAAATCCTGACGACATCGTGCTGAGTCCGTTCATGGGCATTGGTAGCGAGGGGTACGTCGCCATCGAGATGAATCGCAAGTTCGTCGGCGTCGAGTTGAAGGCCAGCTATTACCAGCAGGCCGTCGCAAACCTCGCTGGCGCAACTCAGCAGACGCAGGGGTTGTTTGCGTGAACCGGTTCGACTACCAGCAGTGGGCCGCCAAGGCCAACGCCAAGCGCGGCAACGAACTACCTCACGCGCGGATGACGCCAGAGTCTGTGCGAGAGGTCAGACAGAGCGACCACCTGACCGCAAAGCAACTGGCGACCAAGTTCGGCGTGCACTACCGGACCATTGAGAAGATCAGATCATACGAAACATGGGGGCATGTATGAGTAGGTTGTATGACCTCATTGCAAAGGCCGATAAACGCTACGGAAACTTCACCAGCATGCATGAGGCCTTGGGCGTTTGTCTAGAAGAGTGGAACGAGCTGCAAGACGCCATCCACGCCAACGACATCGAAGCCATCCGCAAAGAGTGCCTTGACCTTGCGGCCCCGCTCATCCGCCTGCATGACCAGCTAGAGACATGCGAAGCGCTGCGCAGGAGAAGCGTCAAATGACAAACCTGGCCTTCCGCATTCCAGTGATCGAGGCGCTAAAGGCAGATGGTCCTTTGCGCACCTTGGAGATCATCGAACGCATTGGAGGTGGCCGCGACCCGACAGAGGTTAGCCGGCAACTAAACGAGATGGTAATCAGCGGGCTCGTCAAGCGCGGCCCGAAAGTAAGGACTCTGCGCGAGACTGGCCCGGCGCTTGTTGTGACTTGGGAGTGGACCGGCAAAGAGTTGCCTGAGCAGACTGGCGGGCAGGATGCGTGGTCAAGGACCGTCATCATCAGGCCGGCATCCGCCCCCTGCGGCATCGCTCAGCAGGCCATGGCAAACAGACTGCCGCTAGAGGCGGCGTGGAGCGTGAGATGAAAGAAACTCAATGCCAGCGCGTTCTAGACTACCTGCGCGCGCACCGCAAGGCAACGAACATGACGCTGACCGTCGATCTGCGCATCGGGTGCCCCCACAAAAGGCTGTCGGAGCTTACCGGCCCGCAAGGGGAAGTCTACGAGCAGGACGCCCATGGCTACTGGCGCGCCACCGGCGAGCGCATCACACGCAGCAAGGTCAAGACTTGCGGCGGCGCATGGGTGACGATGTACACATTGGAGCACAAGCGATGAGCAAGAAAGACACGATTGCATGGGAGTGCCCATCCTGCGGACGGCGCCACCTGTGGCAGTGGGAGCATGGCGAAGCGACCCCCGGCGAAGTCACGATGGAGTGCGACAACTGCGGGGCGGGCATGCGGACTGAACTCGTGCAGATCGCCGCTCGCGTGTGGTCTGCGCTGTGGCCTGGCATACTGGCTACAATGTAGAAACTAAGTTCTACAGTAGAAACGGCGCGTCAGATGAGCATGACCTTTACGAAATTGTTCTCCAGCATCACAGCGTCAACCATCTGGGCCGAGCCTGACCACACCCGCATCGTCTGGATCACCATGCTTGCCATGGCCGACCACCACGGCAGAGTCTGGGCCAGCATCCCCGGGCTAGCAAACATGGCCCGTGTCAGCATCGATCGATGCGAGGACGCTCTAGGGGCCCTGAAAAGCCCAGACAAGTACAGCCGTACCCGCGACTTCGATGGGCGCCGCATCGAGGACATAGATGGAGGCTGGAGGCTCCTGAACCACGCCAAGTACAGGGCGATCAGGGACGAGGAAAGCATCAAGGAATCAAAGCGCCGTTACATCAACACCCGTCGTGCCGCCGAACGTGTAGAAGATGTAGAACAGAGTAGAACTCAGTCGAACTCTGTCGAACTCTGTAGAGCCAATACAGAGGCAGAGGCAGAAGCAGATAAATACAAGGCGCCTACGGCGCTTGTCGCCAAAGGCGACGCCTACAGCGTCCCGGCGTGTCCTTTTCAAGACTTGCTTTCCGCCTATCACGAGTTGTGCCCGAGCTTGCCAAAGGTCAGGATCCTGACGAACATGCGCCAGAAGCACGCCCGGGCTAGATGGGTCGAAGTCTGTGCGGCTGAGAAGTGGGGCGCAGTGGAGGGGCTGGAGTGGTTCCGCTGGTACTTCAAGACTGTGGAGGCAAGCCCATTCCTGACCGGGCGCAGGGGCGGGAAGGATCGCGTGTGGCGGGCCGACTTCGAGTGGCTGATGACGCCGGGAAACTTGGCTAAGGTGGTCGAGGGTCGTTACAAGGAAGCAGCATGAGTTATTCACAGGCGAAGCAAGAGCACGAGCAGTCAGGCGGCAGGCCGGAGGCGCGGACAGACTACCGCTGCAAGGCGCACGGATGCCCTAACGCTGGCTCAATCGACGATCTGTGCTTCTGGCACTACCGGGAGGCTGACCCGGCGCTGTGGCCGGGCCTGACGCACAGAATCCGCATGAACTTCGACAAGATGCGGAACTGGGACAACAGGAGTCGCGTGTAGCACTCCGGGCCGCGCGATCCTTAGGCAGGGCGCGCATCGCTGAGATTCGTAGCAGGATGAGGAGAGCATCATGACCATGACAAGAGAGCGCGCCGAGTCAATCAAGGTCGGAGACGCGCTCAGGCCAATAAAGCTGTGGAACCAGACAGAGCGCAAAGTCAACCATCTGCCTGACCATTGCGGTGTTACTGGAGTTCGCAAGGCCCAGTGCGAACTGGGCGTGATGGTGTGCGTGACGACAAAAGGCGGAGCCGGCCGATGGCTTTCTGCGGGGTGGTTCGAATGATCGACCAAGCGTCTTGCCACCCCTCCCACAGAATCGACGCCTGCTACATCTGCAGCCGCTGGCGCATCGCAGAGCCTCCGCCGCCAGAGAATCGCCGAAACGAGGTGATCGATGCGAGCGTGACGCATCGGGACGGGGTGTGCGGGATGCTCGTGGAGCGGCCTGTGGTGAGGCCGTTTGTGGAGGTTGAGCGATGACACAGAAACAGTACATCGGCCATCGGATCGTAGGCGGCTGTTCGCTGCACGCATCGGAGCAGCCTGAGCTTTGCCAGCCGGCCAAGAATCGATGCCCGGAGCCTCGCTGCGTCGATTGCTGCGGCGTGACTGACGAGGTTGACATCATGGAGTGCCCGCGATGCGGCAAGCAGTGGCACACATCCTGCACGTTTGACGAGGACTACTCATGAGCACCGGATGGCAAGAGACGATCGAGCCGCTTGAATGGCGCCCCGAAGACCCAAGGGCGCTGAACTGCGCCTGCTGTGGCGGTCCGCCGTCACTGTGGGAGGTTGATCGCGAAGGCACGATAACGAAGATGGTCAACTGCGACCGCGCCGAGCTTGCTGTCGGCAAGGGCTGGCCTTACGAGCAGCAATGCCCGATGTACTCGCCAAGGGACCCCGGATTCAACAGGGCCACGCGGCGCGAGGCGATCAACTACTGGAACCGTATGCAGCAAGCGCTGATCGACCTGCGCGAGCAAAGCGCGGATGAGCAGCGCGTGACATGCGGCGGAGGCCCGCCAGGTGACCACAACGGAACGCTAGTCGCGCGGCTGCGCAAGGCCGCGCATGCCATGGACGTGAACATGGACGCAATGCTCATGGACGAAGCGGCCGACGTGCTCGAAGGCTATCAACGCGCAAAGTTGTAACTCCCCTTGACGTTCCGCGCAACACGCCTATAGTAGAGGCATAGCAACGCAACGGAGAGAGAAAATGAGCACCCAACAAGTCAGCCTCTACGCGCCGTGGGTCAGCAACCGCAAGAACTGGACAGAAGCCGTCCGCGTTGAGCGCGTTGTCAAGGCAACTGGCTGCACCGAAGAAGAAGCCCGCGAGTACCTGATCGCCGAGGAGGGCGACGAACGGGATGCGATCATCAGCTACCGCACCGACCGTCTGCCGGTTGGGGGTGCACAATGAGCGGGGCCGAACAGGCCCTTGTCACCGACACCGGGGACGCGAGCGAGCTTCGCAAGGCGTTGGCCGATTCGATCCCAAAGGGGCCGCATCCGAACCCGCACGCGGAGTGGGTGACCGTGCGGCTTGATGTCGTGACGGGAGCCATTGACCACCTCGAATGGCTGGAGAAGGGCTGCGAAGAGTGGCGCGTGATGGCGCGTGACGCTCAGGCAGAGCTGGCCCGCCTGCGCAGACTTTTCGACGCTTCGGTAAAGATCGCTGCAGAGCTTGCGCGACCTAGCGGCATCTGACATGCAAGCAAAGCCCCAAAGCCAGCGCAGCGCCGAGTACCGCCAGCGCCGCGACCCTGAGCTACGCGGCATCTTCGCCCCTCGTGAGGTACACGCAGCGATCAAAGAGGCGGTGCAGCGCGGGGAGTGGGCGCAGTTCGTGACTGTTGCAACGAAGAGGAAGCCATGACACACCGAAGACACCCGCCGACGAAGGGTCCCGCCTCAAGCGATGAGTTAGGCGGTGGCGCGTGGGTTGATGCCTAACGTTTTGAAGCTAACACGAAGCGCGGCCCTGCCTCGGCGGGCCCGCTCGATTAACTAGTTCGGCCTCTGGGGCCGTAGCGAAAGGAAGACTGTGGACAAGCTGAAGTTGACCAAGATCGTGCTGACGCCGCGCGGCGGAAAGGACGTGACGATGACCATCGACGAGGCGCGCGACCTGTATGCGCAACTGGCCGAGTTGTTCGCGCCCCGCCTGCCGATGACGACGCCCGTCATCATCGACCGGTACCCGCCGGCCTGGGCGCCGTATCAGCCGTTCTGGGTGAGCAGCCCCGGCAGCGCCGACTACCCGCACGCGCCGCCCTACGTGACGTGCCAGGCCCCGAGCGGACTGCACACGCGCTACATGGGCGACGTGGTGCAGGACAGCTACGCGCCTCGACTGACTCCGGTCGGCGCTGGCGACGGCAACACCTTCGCGGTGGGCTGAGGCCGAACGTTTGACTTGAGCGGCCGCCCGCTTGGCGGTGAGCGAGCGAACCAACCTATAGGCGGTCCGCTCGAAGGAAGGGTTAGGCGTGTAGCCGGAGCGAAAGGACATAGCGATGGCTGGTGACATTGACTTGAAGGCACTGCACGCGATGCAAGTTGGGTATTGCGTCCAGTTGACAGATGCCGCAGTGCCGCTTGGTGGCGCAGGCGCGATGCATGCCGCTTTGACTCCTGCCCGCGAACTTACCGAGGCTCGCGCCGAGATCAAGCGGCTGCGCGATGCACTCGACTCCGTGCGCCAGTACGGGAGCGACACGCTTTCTGGCCGCACCGATGGCCCGGATGATCGAGACTGGCAACGCGCCGCGGTTCTGGAAATGACGCGCCGCGCACGACTAGCTCTTGAGGCCTAACGTCGAAGCTAAGGGGCGCCGATAGGCGTCCCGCTTGAGCGCCCAGTTAGGCGCGGTGGCAGGAGAAGGACATGGCATTTGCGAAGCTGTTCGAGAGCGCGAAGTACGGGCAACTGCTAGCCAAGATCGACCGGAGCGACGAGACGGGCGCGCCCGAGCTGCGCTGGTACGCCGAGCCGCCCGGCCTCGGCGTGTGCAGCTTCGCGCTTGGCTTCAGCGACGACGACGACGGCTGGGACAAGGCGGAAGCGGCCTTCGAGCGCGCGACGCTTGAAGAGGCCGAGAAGGCTGCTGCAGGCGTGCTGTTCCAGGCCGCTGGTATTGACGCCTAACGTTTGGAACTCAGCGGACCCCGCCCGCGCACGGTGGTGATGCGCAGTGCTACACGGGGTCCGCTGGAGTGAAGGGTTGGGCGGCGACGAATAAACAGAGGACTGAATGAAGCCGATCAGCTACACAAGCGACCAGGCCAGCGACTACAACGAGGCGCTGCCGAAGTGCAAGAGCCTGGCCGAACTCACGCGCCTGCTGGAGAGCTACCACACGATCTTCCCCGACGCGCTTCAAGCCGCGCCGAGGAACGCAGACCAGTTCGAAGATTTCATGGCCGGGCTTCGCAAAGAGAGGCGCGGCAAGTTCGCGGGCGCGGAGTTCATGCAGCGCTTCGGCGCTGTGCTGCTGCCCGAGTTGATGATCCACGTCGGCATGGTGGCACAGCACTTCCACGCGCCGTGGGGCTGCGCGTTCCTGCGGCTGAAGGACTTCAAACGCATCCAGTTCGACGACGGTGGCGTTGCTCGCTGGGTGCCTGAGACGCCCAACGTTTGACTTGAGCGGCCGCCCGCTTGGCAACGGAGAGGACAACGATGGTGTACCACTTTCAGAAGCGCTGGCGCCTCAAGTTCCGGCGCGATCCCGACGCGGGGCGCGTGCTGTTCATTGGCCCGCTGGTGCTGAGCTTGGACGTTGTGCGGAGGCCTGGAAGCCCGCATTCGTTCCAGCGCAGCCGGCCACGCGAGTGGATGGCAAACCGACTGCTCGGCCTTGCGACCTGGGCGCTGCCGCAGAACCACCCGGCGATCGAGGTGATCTGGGACGCCGCGTGGACTGTGGACGATCCGCTGTGGATGGCGCGCAAGGAAGCGGCCATTCGCAACCGCAGGGCCTAACGTTCGAGTTGAGTGGCCGAGCCGCTAGGGGGAGGTCCACCTCGAACGAGGTGTTAGCCGGCCGGTGGAAAGGCGATAGGAGCTAGGAATGCTGACAGACCGAGACATTGCGCTACTGATGAACCGCCACAGCCTGCAAGGCGGCAACAACGACAGCCC